GTACGTGTCGTGATAGTTACAAGCCCTGAAACAGGTCCCCCGCTGAGATCATCAGGGGGACCTCCTTACCGCACGAATCGTGCAGGAACTTGACATCATTGTACTGAGGGCCCGGCTGCTTTTCCTCAATGGCATCGAGGATGGACTTGCGGTCCACGATGCCCAGCGAACGCGCGAATTCCGGGTTACCGGTCACGGCATTCTCCGAACCGTCGGCCTCGACGACGGAGATCAGGCAGCGCGAGAGCAGGAGGGTGTTCTGCTCCGATTCCGTCGCCCGGTCAACGACCGCTAGGATCGCCTTCTGGTCCGAGCCGACGGGAAGCCGCACGAACGCCTTGCGGCCTCGGCGCAGTTCCACCTCGAAGATCCGCTGGGAGGGATCCTCCAGGCTGCGGATGGGGATCTCGTCGAGGGTGACGGCCAGCCGGAACTCCTCGCCGCACCACGGGCAGGAGTAGCGCTCCCAGACGATCTCCTCGCCGTAGGTGGCGCGGCGGATCTCCAGCAGCAGCATGTCGCGGTCGCCCAGCAGAAGGTTGTCCAGGACGGTGGGGCCGGAGGCCTCGTCACCGACCGAGACGGTCCCGCAGGCCAGCAGCGTGGTGATGAACGTGCCCACGCCGCCGGAGCGCGCCTTGGTGATGGCTTCCTCGTCGGCCCCGGTCAGTTCCCGGACCTCGGCGTCGTATCGCACGTTGGCGAAGTCGTTGCCCAAGGCGTAACCCCCCGGCAGGCGGAAATTCCCACCTGCCGGGAGCGCGATCTCGGGCTTCTTGACCTCTTCGCCCTGCGCAAGCATGGCCGCGATGGCGGCATTGGCGGCGCCGGGGTTGTTGAGGGGGTTGACGTACCCCTCGGTATGAAGGTCGTTAGCCACAGGTATTGCTCCTAGTCGAGTCGGTTGCGTCGGCCGCTATTAGAAACTAACGGAAGACGTTCCGACGCTGTTAGCCAACTTCATCTCGAAACCCTCGTGGGCGAGGGTCATCTGCTGGACGATGATCGCGTTGGCGCCCGCGTCCAGGTCGGAGAAGGCGACAGCCGTCGGCCAGGCGTTGTAGATGCGGAATGCGGCCTTGGCGGGAGTCGTGCCGGTGGTGACCGGGTGGTCGAGGACCTTGACGTCCACCGTGTGCCGGAATTCCGCACCGGCCTTGCCGTTGCCGGTGCCCTGGATGACGGTGAACAACTGCCGCATCCAGTCCATCATCTGCGAGTCGCCGACGGCCAGGCCCTTGGACAGGGTGATCGGGGCGAAGTCGGACTGACCGGGCATCTTCTGGGTCGTTGTGTTCATACCGCCCTCGCGGTACGGAATCACCTCGGTCGTGACGTTCAGCCCCGAAAGGGACATGAAGCCCATGCGGGCGAAGCCCTTGATGTCCGGGTGCTGGATCTGCACCTGGAACTTGAAGTTCCGCAAGGGATCCGAAGCGATGTGTCCGATGCTGGACGTGGTCGTAGCCATCAGGGGGTTTCCTCTCAGGAAGTGGTCGTGCTGTCGGTGGCGGAGGAGCCCCCGCTGTACTGGCCGATCTCGATGACGATGAACTCGGCAGGGGTCTGCATGGCGACGCCGACCTGGATGTTGACCACGCCCGCCTGAACGGAGGCCGGGGTGTTGTTGGTCGAGTCGCAGACCACGAAGAAGGCCGCGTCCGGAGTGGTCCCGGCCAGCACACCCGTCTGCATCAGCGTCAGCAGGTAGGCGGAGACGACGGCGCTGATCTGGTCCCACAGGATCTGGTCGTTGTCGTCGAAGACCGCGAAACGGGTGGCGTCGAGGATCCCCTTCTTGATCAGCATCAGGGACCGGCGGACCGAGACGTATCGGTCGGGCGTGCCCTGCGCGAGGGTGCGCGCGCCGTAGATGACGAAGCCGGTGCCCGGCAGGGCCTTCAGCACGTTGATGCCCGCCACGTTCAGCGCGTCCTGGTCGGCGTTGGAGAACCGGAACTGCACGTCCAGGACGCCCTTGAGGACGGTGTCGATACCGGCCGGTGGCTTCTGCACCCCACGCGAGGCGTCGGTGCGGCTGAACTGCCCCAGCACCGCGCCGCCAGGCGGCAGCACGCGGGCCGAGCCGGAGGTGGCGGTCGCCGGGTCGTTGACGATCAGCCACGGGCCGTAGACGGCCGCGTACGACGAGGAGGTGACCGCCGATCCGCCGGTGGACATGCCCTGCAGCGACAGCGCGTAGGAGTGGGCGTTGTCGACCGAGGAAGCCTTCACACCGTCCACGACCACGAAGACGGTGCCCTGCGACTCCGCCCACGCGATGATCGGGTTGAGCACGGTGGCGTCCGTCAGGCCGGGGACGTTGAGGACGATGTTGTCCTCGATGACCTCCAGGCGCTGGGCCGCTGTCGACAGGTCGACGGCCGCGACGCCGTCCGAACCGCCCGCCAGCGCAGTGCCGGTCTGGACCGCCGGGGCGTGCGTGTCGTCCCACGCGGAGGTCAGCAGCGAGGTGACCTGTATGAACTTCGAACCGGTGACGGGGCTGTTGATCAGCGCCTGCGCGTTGCGGGAATCGGCCGGGTTCAAGGAGACGTCGGCGAAACGCTCCTTGAGGTAGGCGGCCGTGGAGCCACCGACGTAGACGTACAGGTCGAAGCGACCGGACCCGGTGCTGGAGGCAACGACATCGACGTACACCGTGTTGCCCCACGTGCCCGGCGAGATCGCCGTGATCTTCAGCGTCGGCTCGGGGGTGGCCTCGGTGTCCTCCAGGCTGACGGAAGCCGCGACGGCATCGGAGGCCGCAGCGCGCACGATGTAGGCGCTGTTGCCCCCGTTGTTGAAGAACTGGTAGACGGCGAACGGCAGCAGATCGGAGGTGTCACCGAAGCCGCCGTAGGTGGCGACGTACTGGGCGAAGGACGACACCAGGGTCGGCGCCAGCGGGCCCCCCTGCTTGCACGTGCCGACGAACGCCGCGACGGACTCGCCGGGCGTCGTCGCCGTCTGCGCCAACGGCGTCAGGGACTCGTCGATGTACACGCCGGGACGCTTGTAGACAGTCATGTTGTGTCCTCTGTTGAAGATGAATTCCTGGGGTTACGGATTACTGCTCCAAGGAGTGCCGTCGGCTATGTCGTCCGTGTAGTATTCGAGGTCCAGTGCGACGCTCTGCGCCTTGACGTAGGTCTGGGCTGCAGCGCTCGTCATTTCGCTGGACACGGAAATCAGATACTCGCGGCGGAACAGACGCTTTCCGTTCTCGTCGCGGGTGTCGACCAGGGCAGGACCACCCAGAAGATCCAGTCGGCGAACGGTGCCGTCCTCGGGAATCTCCAAGAAGCCGAACCGCGAAGGAATCCGGGCCGTCTGCGCGAGGGATGCGGCCAGCGCCATGTCGTGGCTCTGGAGGCGAGTGAATACCAAAACCCGGTAGCGCAAGTCGTAAGGGATCGGGTACTCCACCAGATAGGGCGACTCGGTCACGTCGTAGGACGTGGCGTCGTCCGCCCACCATTTGGGAGACCCCTCCGGCGCATACGGAAGACGCACCCACCCCCGGTGCTCCCGGTCGTCCGCCTTCTCCATCCCGCTGTGCTCGATCACGATCAGCGGAAAGGTCTGACTCGCCAGCTCGCTCTCAGGAACCCGGTAGCGCACCGGGACGGCTCGACCGGTAGGAGCGTTCGCGTCAGTAACAGTGAGGCCCTGAAGTTTCGCCTTGACGGCGCGGTCCTCGTTTATGAGCCAAGGCATGCGTTGGCGAACCTTCTTGAGTAGAACTGCGGATAGTGCATCCCGTTCAGGATCTCAAGAAGGCTCGCGAAGTTTGTAAAAGGCTATGCGGGAGCGATCGTCGTCACCGTACCGCTGGACCCCCGGTATTTCAGGGCGCCTGCATCGACGTAGAGGATTCCGCCTCCGGAAGGATTGGAGTTGGGCGGCGTGGTGACGTTCTTCATCGAAATCACGGCGCCGGAGGACCCACCCAGATCGGCAGACGTAGCACCCAACTGCAGGGCGCTGGTGAAGAACGACGTGGCGCGGTGCACTGCCGAGCCACTGGAACCCACCTCGAACCGAAGGCTTCCGCCGGAGTCCTTCAAAGCGATCATGTCCTGCGTGCTTCCGGCCGTGGCGGTCATCGCCAAGCCGACCGTGGAGGTGTCCCCCTGGGAGATTTCCAGGGCACCGGCCGGAGCGTGCGCGGAGGCTACGCGAATGCCCACGGTGCCGTTGCTGTGCACCGCGAAGTCGTCCCGGCCGTTCAGCACCACGCGGATGGGGTCGCCTATCGCCGTGGCCCCGGTGTCCGTCGTCGAAGTGATGAAGAGGCCCTGTGCGGCGGTACCGGTTGCGCCACCATGGGTCGTCTGCAAGTCGATGCTGATGGCCGCCGCAGAACTGTCGCTGCCGTCGGAGTAGCCCGCGTGCGCGACCTTGATCGAGCCCCGGTTCTTCTCCGTTCCGGTGACTTCCAGTGCGGAGAAGTTGGGGTTGTCGCTGACGACGTTGGCGGCAGCGTTCGTGGTGCCGGTGGTGTTCGCCTGGTATGCCGTCAGCGCATGGGTGTTGGGGCTCAGCGACTTAGTGAACACCACCTGGCCGCTTGCATCACCGCTTGCTCCGGTGGCCGAGACGTGGCCGTTGACCGTGACGTCACCGGTGACGGTTCCACCGCCGGAAATATGAAGGTACTTGCTGGCCGCGTCCGCCTCGGCGGTAGCGACCCCGGCGGCGATGTCCGCCGTCTCCTGGGTGGCGTCGACCTTGTCGGTGTCGAGTTGTGTCAGGGCCGCGTTCAAAGGAACGTTCCAGTTGGCGCTGCCGGGTGTCGGGAGGCTAATCGTCATGGTCACTGACTTTCTTGCGAGTACCGGGAGAACTGGGCGTCGTTGACGAGTTCGTCGGGCTTCACCTGCACGCACTCCATGCCGACGATGATGTCCCGGCTCTGGATCTGCCCGAGCACGGAAATGGACGTGACGCGAAATACCGAGTTGTCGTAGACGATCCGGTCGGTCAGGTACTTACCGTGGTCGATGTCCTGGTCGGTGAATCCCATCCTGCGAAGGCTGTCGAACGACGCGGTGACGTGCAGGTTGTCGACGGTGTACAGACCCTGCGTCGTGTCGTCGGCGGGACCCTGGTTGTGGATCACGTGCAGAGCGGGCACACGAAAAGGGCCGGTGAAGATCTTCCCCAGGCCCGCGCCCTCGTCGTACAGGTCGTCCCCGGCCGGGTCGGTGTGGGAGTAGCGGTAGTAC